GTTGTAGATGGTCTCCAGAAGGTTCTTGTCCCTCTGGTCAAGCGGCTGATCGCCCAGCTCTGAAACCATAGCCTCCAGAGTGCTGGCAACGATCTCCAGCTCCTGGTCTTCGTTTTCAGGAACCTTCAGTTCCGGCACTTTCCTTCTTTCAGCCATGCTATTCATCACCTCTTAATCGTCAAACGGAGAGAACGGTTTGTATTCCTTCGGCGGCTTGCGGACCGGCGACACCGGATGATCCATGCAGACATACCGAACGGCATCGTAGGGATGGTCCTCTGCCTTTGTGTCAACGTCCTCTATCTTCTTCTCGTCATACGGCAGTGTCGGGAATGTTCGGATAAATCCTTTACAGGTATTGAAGACCTGAAAAAGCGGCCTGCCGTCCTCATCGAACTTCAGCCGCTCATGGATCTGCATTTTTCCGGGAATCCGTGTGTGGTCGCCCCTTGAGAAGATCACGCCTGTCTTCCGGCCCATATAGCCGGGAGCCATCTGGTCGGCAACACTGTCGCCTCTGCTCTTGTCGAAGATAGCCGGGTCGGCAACACGCTGTACGCTGATGTTGTCCCTGATCTCCTGCGACTCTCGCTCAAGGATGCCATCGGCGATCTGTATCGGTGTGAGCTGGATGCCCACGTTCGCCTGCCGGTCTTTACAGCCGTACCATTCTTTGTAAAGAATGAGGCATCCTCTTGGGTCCATTGCGAACCATCCGCAGTAAAAAGGCTTGCTGTAGCCGTGGTCAAAGCCGAAGTACCTGGGCCAATCCTCCGGCAAATCGAACGGTTCGACAACGTGGGTCCATTTCCGTGTTTTGTAGCCTTCGGGGGAATCGCACCATTCCGGGAAACACATCCCCTCAAAGCTGTTCCAGTCGCCGTTGAGAAGCGCAGCCTTCAGGGCCGGTGGCTTCTGTTCCAGCTCAAAGATGTAGTCATCCGTGATATGCGGATTCTCCATCGCTAAAGCCGGAATGTACTGCGTTCGGATCTTCTTGGACTTGTGTAGGGTTTGCGAGTAAATCTCCTGTGTCTGTATCTCCATGTACGGTCCGGCATCCACAAACATCTTCTTCACCCAGCCATGCCCTATGTTGCCGGGGTTCGATGCGGAGCGCACAATCGGCGTAACGCCCAGACTCTTCTTCGCACGGAGTCGGGTCTTCAGAAAATCGTATACAACCTGCTCAAACGAGGTCAGCTCGTCAAAGTACATAAACTGCACTTCGATGCCGCTGTACTTGAATCGGTCTGCCTCGTTCTCGCAGTGCCGAAACAGAATCTTGCTGCCGTTGATGAGCTTGTATTCGTGCCTGCCTGCGTTATAGGTGGCGATCCCTTCGGGGTAGCTCCCCTGCGCTTCCTTGATGTCTGTGTCTTCCAGCTCCTGATAGGTCCGTCTGAATATACAGGCCGTTGTGCCTGGATATGTCAAACACCGGAAGAGCGCATCCATGATCAAGGCCTTCGTCTTCCCACCTCCGGCAGCTCCACCATACAAAATCTCATTCGCAGGCGATGCATGAAAAATTCTCTGCTTCGCTGTCGGCTCATAATTGATCACTATGTCGGGCATATGAGCCTCCGTTCTGAAGTTGAAAAAGATGGGCCAGGATTATACCCATGTGCTGAAGTATTCGTTGTACTGGGCGACTGTGACCGGAGTCCCAACCACGATTCGGCCCCCCAGGGTTCGGTCTTGCCCTCCCTACCCCCGGGTCCAGTCCGTGGCAGTGGCCGGATCGGGACGGTGCTGATGCTGACCAGGTCGATGGCTGTTCCGTCCTGCTGTCCGGTGCTGACCGTGACCGTCCTGCTGTGGTGACGGCTGGCTGTCATATTTTCCGGTGCTGTCGGACCGTGCTGTCCTGCTCTGTCTGTCCATGCAAAAAAACCTGTGGATTATTCATGAATTCATGTATAATCAGCAAGTCTATGCATAAATCTCATTGGTAAATCTTGGAAGAAATGGCTGTAACCGTTGATATATAAGGCTTTACTGCCATTTTCCAACTATTCGCTAAACCATTGTTTTACGAATAGTTGGCAGATATCAGTCATCTTCCGGTTTACCAAGTTCTGGTAATCCTTGTACCTTGACATTGACAGTGGAGTCAGCAGTGTCCACGATCCCAAAGGACTTGGCAATGGACATCACATCATTGCTGGCCTTGTTGGCCAACCAGCCTTTCTTGACTTCGCCATCATTGTCTGCTGATTGCGATATCAGTGTCTTCAGTGCGGAAGGCAGTGCAGCTCTGATTGTGTCAGCGATCTCTGCATCCCAATAAACCTTGGCTTCAGGATGATGTCGCCATCGGTTCATTTGGGAATCAGCCTTCTGAATCGCTGTCTTATCTGTACATCCAGCCGGAAGGTGAAACACTTCCTGAAGGATGACAGACCGTGGAACACCTCTTGCCTCCATTTGGATGAAATTCTTTGCCCTGTCAGGCAATGGCTGATGCTTGTTTGCCATGCTCTCACCTCCCTGACCGGGGAGGGGGACTCCCTCCCTTTTGTTTATGTATGCGAAATCAGTTATGAATCAGTGGTTTACTGGTTGTAATCCCTACGAATTTATGCCTTCAAAAGCGGCATATAATGAAGGTGTGATTTTGCCATGTTTGAAATCGCTGTGAAGTCTTCCGATTATGGCGTATTGACCATGAAGGTGTATTGACTCTCTTTCTGCCGTATTTGGCTGTATTTGCTCTGTCCAGCGGTTGACCTGGATGAGCATTGATATCAAGGCCTTGAAGGCCATATTTGACCGTTTTTGGACATAAAAAAAGGACTGACCCCTGAAGAGAGGACAGTCCTGTGCAGTCATTGGAAGGTTTTTGGATTGATATATCTGATATGGATAGATATATCTATATAGCATAATAGCTTGTCAAGTGCTTGCAGTCAATATATTTGCTTTGTCAATATGTATAGGTTTGAATATAGATCATGGATGGCTATTTTTGCTGAAAATATTTTTTGATATTTTTTGTGCTGGATCTCGTTTTTGTCCTTCTCTATTGCTCTGAAAGCCTTATATTCCAACGCTTGCAGGATTTTTCTCTTTTTGTGAAAAAAGTGCTTGACAGATGGGTAGCACTGGTGTACTATGATGGTGCCGGATGGGTAGCACCCACACCAACAGACAGAGATAAGGAGGATGACCACAATGACACGGAAGGAATACAACGAGTACAGATACATCAGGAGCTACAAGACCAAGGGATTCAGCCTCACCTACGGAACCCAGTTGACGATCCCGGTCGATGCCAGCAGAGACTACAAGGCAAGGCTCCATGAGCTGTACATGAGCTGGGGATTCCACCCAGCCAGCGTAAGGATCGACAGACAGTTCTTCGATGGCGAGATGAGGATCATCTACATCTACGGACTGACCTGGGACATGAATGGAGAGCAGCGCTCCTGGTCAGAACTGTACAGCAAAGAAGAACACGAACGATTCAACGAAGCACTCACCGCATGACCGACTGCCAGCCCCGGCTGGCCGACACCAGGGCTTCCACCGGAAACCTTGGTACCGGCAAAACCGGAAATAATGAAGGAGGACAAGAAAATGAGTAAGTATCACGTAGCTGAAGCGGCAGGTCGCTTCTTCGTCATCATGGACACCGATGACAACAAATATGACAACCACGTTTACTTCAACGGCTATGACTTCATGGGTTCCGTGAATTGGGAAAATCAGTTCAGTTTCGACTTCGCCCTGGAGACCCGGGAAGAAGCTGAACAGATCGTTAAGGACCTGGAAGCTGCTGATGAACCGGATGAACCGGAAGAAGAGCAGGAAACAGATCCTGTCGAACAGCAGATGAAATCCCTCCAGCAGTCACTGGACACCTGCCGGTCTCGCCGGAATGATGCCTGGGACCTTTACGATAAGTTCCGCACCATGGAAAACCCCAATGAAGGACTCATCAATAATGCCTACCTCGAATACACAAGGGAGCAGGCATTCTACGAAGGATTCATGATGGCAGTATTCGCTGCTGGATACACCATCACCACAGCAGTCGGAACCGATGAATGCACTATCGTGAAGGAGGCGAAATAACCATGAACATCAACATCAAAACGGTCTCTGACATCAGGACCGAAACCGTAACACTGAAGACCAGATACTACGGATTCATCATCGACAAGACCACTGAATACAACGATTTCGGAAGGACCGGCAAGTGGTACGAAATAATCGATTCAAGCGACCCGGATAACCCAATTGAAATAGCGTTCAGAAACCTTAAACAGGCGGTCGCCTGGTGCAAAGAAAACCGCTGGAGACGTTAATCTGATCCTGGTAGACGGTCACCGGACCCCGGTGATCGTAACCAGCACCAGAGGCTGGAGAAAGAGAGGGAAACACAATGACACTGAGGCAGGCACTGAATGTTATCTGTGAAACGAGATACAACATCGTTGTTCACAGTGAAAGCGGTTATGAGGACATCAAAATCGATTACATTCATGATGACAAGTGTTCCGGCAACTCATTCACAACAGCAGCAGCAAAACGTTCTGAAGTCATCAAAGCAAAGAACATCGTAAAATGGATCAGTTACAACAACGCATTGGGCATGATCGAGATTGCGGTAGACTTAATTGCTTGAGAATGATAAACTATCACCAGAGAGGAGTGACACCCATATGACCAGCGAAGCGAAAAAAACCGCCAAGGCGAAGTACGATCAGCGCACTGCGGTCTATGTCAGTCTCAAGCTCAACCGGCACACCGATGCGGACATCATCGAAATCCTGGAAGCTGCGGAGAATAAACAGGCACTGATTAAACAGGCATTGAGGGAAATGAAAAAGGCTGGGAAATAATCCCAGCTCTTTTTTATACCCACCCTTGGCAATCAATGCGTTATCGAATCTGGTGCTTTAATCTCC